AAATAAATACTCCAATACCTAATCAAATGTCTATAGATAGAGGGTCAATAATTAATGAAAATCCAGTTACATTTACACCTCCTGTAAATATTCCTTCTATAACTCCTCCAACTCCAGCAGCACCAGCTAATACACCTATGCAAAAACCTATGTCTATTGGTGGACCAGGTGGTGGTAGAAATAATATGTTTGGTAGAAATATGTTATTTTCAGAAGGTGAAGATACTAATAAAGAATTACCTAATGAAGGATTAAAAGCTTTAGCTAAAACAGAAAAAGGTAGAGAAGCTATAGAAAAAATGGGTTATCAAGAAGGTCAAGATATAAATATGCCTACTGGTCAATCAACAGATATGATGATGCAAGACCCTATAGTACAAGAAGTTATACAGTTTATTCTTGGTGAAACAGATAATAGTGAAATCATAAATGAATTTATTATTAAGTATGGTCAAGAACAACTTATGAATTTAAGAAATATAGTATTAAAACAAGCTGCAGGTAATCCAGATGTACAGACAGAAGGATTAATACAAGGTTTTGGTAATAGTGGCATGGCTGATGATTTACCTATGAATATAGGTAATAAACCTATAGCTGCTGTATCACAAGATGAATATATTATTCCTGCAGATGTTGTATCTATGTTAGGTGATGGTAGTTCTGATGCAGGTTCTAAACAATTAGATGGTATGTTAGATAGAGTTAGAATGGCTAAAACTGGTGGTAAAACACAAGCAAAACCAATAAATCTAGATGAGGTATTACCAGCATGAATCAAGTAGCTGAAAAAATAGAATTAGAAGTAAAACATGATTTTGAAATATCACTTGTACCAGAGGATAAATTAACTTTAGTTTGGGAACAATGTGAAAAACATTTACAAAAATCTTGTAATCGTTCTAATGGTAGAGCTTTACCTAAAGATATATTTTATGATTGCTTAAATAAACAAGCTTCTTTATGGATTATATTTGATAAAGAAACATTAGATATATCTGGATGTGCTATTACTAAAATAATTGAATATCCAACTGGTAAAAGAATGTTAAACATAGACCATATTGGCGGTAAAAAAATGAATGAATGGATTGATAGAGGTCTTGAAGTTATAAATAAATGGGCTAAAAGTAATGAATGTGTTGGCATAGAAGGAATTGGTAGAGCAGGTTTTTGGAATTGGATTAAAGATAGAAAAGGATGGGAAAAAACAGCAATTTTTTTTGAATATGAATTTAAGGAGAATGAATAATGGGTGGAAGAAGTAAAAGCTCACCAGCACCAACAGAAACAAGAGTAACTCAAACTGATTTACCAGAATATGTACAACCTTATTTTGAACGACTTCTAAAAAGAGGAGAAGCAGAATCTAATCAACCTTACACACCTTATCAAGGTGAAAGAATAGCTTATTTTTCTCCTGATGAATTAACATCACAAGCAATGACTAGAGGTTATGCACAAGCAGGAACTCCACCAGAATTACAAATAGCTTCACAAAGAGCTATGATGTTAGGTGGACCATACGATTCTAGTTATCAAGCAGATTTTTTAGGTAATCCTTATGATGCACAAGGATATGGTTCTGGTTATCAAGCTGGTTTAGTAGGCTCTGGTTATCAAGCAGGAGATATAGGTCAAGGTTATTTATCAAGAGATTTTGGACCAAGATTTAATGTATTAGATTATGAATCTAATATAAATAGATTTATGAGTCCTTATCAACAAGCTGTAACTGATATACAAAAAAGAGAAGCTATAAGACAATCAGAAATGATGGGTGATAAAACTGCTGATGCTGCAGCTAGGTCTGGTGGTCTTGGTGGTTATCGTGAAGCTATTTTACAAGCAGAAAGAGAGCGTAATTTAAGTCAACAACTTGATGATATTCAAGCAAAAGGTAGTCTAGGTGCTTTTCAGTCAGCACAAGCACAACTTGCAGCAGAAAGACAAGCACAATTAACAGGACAACAATTTAATCTACAACAATATATGGCTGAAGAACAAGCTAGACAAAGAGAAACACAATTAGATACACAAAGATATCAAGTAGGTGAATCTGCAAGACAAGCAGCAGCTAGGTTAGGATTAACAGCAGCACAACAAAATGAAGCAGCAAGACAAGCACAAGAGAAATTTATGCAAAGTGCATTTGCTATGACTGAAAAATCATTTCAAGAACAAGGCAGACAAGATATTGAAAGATTTAAAGCACAGGAAGCTGCTAGACAAGCACAAGAAAAACTTGGTCAATCAGCTTTTGATATGTCTCAAAGATTTGGCTTGGCATCTGTAGATGCTTTAAGAGATGTTGGTGGCGACATACAAGATGATGTAAGACAAAGAATAGGTGCATTAACAGGCATAGGAGCACAACAAAGAGCAATGCAACAAGCATCTATGGATATGGGTTATCAAGACTTTTTAAGACAACAAGGATTTACTCAACAACAGTTAGGTTTCTTAGGTGGATTATTAAGAGGTGTGCCTGTTCAACCACAACAACAAATTAGTACTTTTCAACAACAACCAGGATTATTTCAAACTGCATTAGGAGCAGGATTAAGTGGACTTGGTTTATATAAAGGAATAGCAGGATAATGGCAAACTTAGTAGAACTATCAAATGAATTAGAGTTTGTTCCAAAAGAACAATTAATACAAATGTCGCAAGACCCTAACTCTACTTATCCCTCTTATTTAGTATTATCTGAAATAAAAAGAAGAACACAAATGGAAAAAATGTATGCTGCTCAACAGCCAAAACCACAAACATCTGTGGCTGAGGAGGTAGTAGCAGAATTTGCAGGAAGTCCGTCTGGTTTAGGAGCCATGGCTCGGTCATTTGATATACCAAATGCTTTCCAATCAGGTGATATGAGCGACATGGCTCCGCCTTCTCCTATGCAAATGATGGCTGCTAGTGGTGGTAAAACTGGTTATCAAGCAGGTGGATTAACAGACCAAACAATAGCAGAGGCTAATGCTTTAGGTATTGATATTACAAATTTATCTGATGAAGAAATTATAAGACAAATTAATTTAGTTAATGAAAAAAGAAGAAAAGATATGTTATTAGGAATGACACCTAATTTAAATGAATTACCTATTACACAACCTTTACCTACTGCTCCTGAAGATTTATTAAATTTACCACCAATACCAACAGGAATACAAACTCAAATAGATGCAGCAAAAGAACCAAGTAGATTTGATGAATTTATAGAAGGCGGTACACAATTCTTTTTTGGAGACCCAAGACCAGATGCAAGATTTCCAACACTTGCTAGAGCTACAGATGAACCAACTGATTTTTTAAGTTTAATTCCAGGAGCATTAGGAGGTTTAAAATTAGGTGCAAGTGGTCTTAAATCACTTATACAAAAAGGTAAAGCATTTAAACAATCAGATAAACTAGATGATATTATAGACTTAACTAAAGTAAAACCTAAAATTAATCAAGCTGATGATATTTTACCTACAGTACCTAAAACAGGAAGTACACTACCCCCAGTACCTAGAACAGGAGGTACACCACCAACAA